TTTAGCGGGTGACATAGGCAGTCTCGGCCTTCTAGCTTTCATGCCTGTCATGCCTGTCATGCCTTTCACGCCTTTCTGCATTCTTCGTTTGGGTGGCATACCACCTTTAACTGGTCGTTTTTTCTTTTTCATCATGCCTGGCATCATTTCTCTTCTATCTTTATCTGAGATAGTCTTACCACTTTCTTCTAATTTTTTTATTGCTTCTTTTAATGTTATCGCCATTTTAGAATACTCCTCTGAATTCTGTTCCTTTTATCATGGCTCCTGTGCCACGCATACCCTCAGAATCACCGTCTTGTACTAACGTCTTTCTATCTGTTTCAGCAAAACCGCCATCAGCCATTTGCATACCTTCTGACATTTGCATATCTTCTGACGGGTCAAGCTCTATAGTTTTTTTGGTAATAATTACCTTTTTCATAGCATCGTCTTTCATACCTGCACCACCTAAATTAAATTGTTCTTCATTCATCTTCTTTGCTTTTTTCAAAAGCCTATCAGCTTCAGTAGAAGACAAATTCATTTGTTTTTGCATTTGTGTTCTGCGTACCATCTAATCTTCCATCAAAATATTAAAACAAGGTTCAATTATTTTATCTTGCGGTATGACAACATTTTTCCTATCAGACTCATAATAATACTGTCTAAAAGGTATATTATCTAAATCCGTTATGCGAGGAATGACATAACCACTTTCTAACGGAACAATAATTTTGTCGTTAATCCTCGGTATATTAGTATCATAACCAAAAACTGGTAATGAAATAAATATTAAAACAAATATTTTTGTAAGTTTCACGTGGAACATTAAAATTTTTTCGCTTTGGTAAAACCTTTCATTATCTGTCCGTCACACTCTCTTTTAAAAGTACCACCTAATTTAAAAAATCCCATTTTTTTTACCACTTCAGGTCTTTTCTTTTTTAGAGCGCGTAACCCCTCACCTTTTTCGCCTTTTGGTATTGGTTTCATAACTGCCATGCCCTCACTTGCTTTTACTGTTCTTTTCTTACGCAAAGATTCTTTTGCTTGTTTAGCTAATCGAGCTTGTTCTGGTTTACCCGCAAACTTAGCTCTTTGTTCTACAACAGTTAAAATTTGAATCTTTCGCGCAAACGGCTTATTAATATTTTTAACTTTCTTAATAGTCTCTTTAGCATCTTGCACTGTAGCATATTTTATTCTCACTGTATCTTTTGGGTTTTCATCGGTATAAAGTCTTCTATCACTGCCTTTAGGTTTTTTACCAGTGCCAACCTTGGGGTCTCGTTTAGCACCACCTTTAGCACCACCTTTAGACATTTTTTCTGCTTTTTTCATCCTTGCTTGATTAATAAAAAATCTGTTTTTACCACTTTCACGAAAAGGGCTTTCTCCTTTTTTTATTTGCTTTTCAGCATGAAGTCTAGCTTTGTCTCTAATGCGTTCTGGTATAGCCTGAGGTTTACCCTCAAAATCTGTACTTTGTAAAGTTTTGATTTCTTTTTTGGTAAGAGTAGGCACTAATATTGGATAAGAAACTTGTTTGCCACCTATATTACTTCTTACAGAAATCTCTGTCATGGTTTGGCCTTTGTCGTTTTTTATAGGCCCTAACCAACCAGATCCTTTTTTTTCTTTTCCGTTTTCTCTGAATAAATCAGATTTTGCCATTATTCGCCTCTACCTGGTGTGCTACGATTAATGCGCTCTAAGTTTACATCTGCTCGTAACTGAGCAATATCCTCAGTTGAATCTATCTTCTCTCTAGTCAAGTCTTGACGCGATGCTTCTTTTTCTGCCTCAAAACCTTGTTTTTGCTGAAACTCTGATGCTTTACGCTGTAAATCTAGCTCTTTAATATCTAGTTCTCTTGCCCTTAATGCTACCAGTGGGTCTGGGCCTTTCGGTGGTGGCATCAGTTGTGCCATAACCTCTTGCGTAATTACCGCAATAAGTTGAGCAACTCGAGACTCTACGTCAAATGGTATAGGCTGCTGTCCTAAGCTCATTGCTTCCTGCATTATTTGTTCCATTTCTGCGTTTGCCATATTTCTTGCTTTCAGCGCAATATGCTCTGAAACATGAGATAGTAGCGCACCAAAAATGGCAGGGGAGTTTGCAGTAACAGGGGTTTTCATGAATGCTAAGTGGGAGGTAATATGCGCATCATGATCTTGCTCGGGAAACGCCTTCAAGGGTTTTTGAAGTAGAGCCATCGAGTTCTCTATAGCTGGATCCATTGGTTGTGGGGGTCGAGGAGGAGGCAAAATAGTCTCTATATTTTGTACTCCTATCGACTCGTACATTCTACGATACGCCTCATAAATATTATGTAGCTGCGGATTAGATTGTGCTAATTGTAGTTGCGTTTGTGCTAACGTCATACGTTGTGCCATAGAAAATATGTTCGGATCAGCAACTGGCACCACATCTACCCTATCGTCAAAATCTGATTGTTTTATCATCGCATCGACACCTACATGCTGATAAGGGTACATAGGTGGCAATGACTCGGCAAAAATACGAGCTAACATACGAAACTCTTGTTTTTGGGCGTAATACATACGTTTATGTATCGCTGACATGACCCGTGAACCACGTTCCAATAACGCTAAAGTCGTGCCTACAGCCTGATTTTGCTTGGTTTCTCCAGTCTGCATATCCGCTACCATGGCAAATCTTCGCCCTGCATCGACTACGAAGCCTAATAACGACATAAGCGTTTGTGACGGTTCTTTATAAGGTAATGGAATAATACTCTCTCTTAAAGCACCCCCAGGAGAGTCAATATCCCTAAATTCACCAGGAGATAGTGGCTCATCGGAGTCCCTTATCCTAATACCACGGGCTTTGAACCCTGCGGGAAGGTTTGCTAACGTCCCTGCATCGATTAATTGACGTAAAATGGACGTTGCCGAGCGTCCTAACCCACCAATCATGTGCAAAAGCCCAAATCCATAGAATCCTAAGCCTGGTAAAAACTTATAATGGGTAAAATATTGCTGTTTGCGGAAAAATTCGTCCCCTTCTGTGTAATTTCTGCGAATTGCCAGTATTTTTTGGCTACTTAGGTCGATTGTGACGATGTAAGGTATCTTAATACCCGTTTTTTCTTCATCTAACGGGTTAATATGCTCAAAACCAGTCAAATCTAGGTCAGTATGTATCTCTAACAGCGTACATTCTTCCCCATCTGCCGTTTTTTGTACCCCAGAAAGCTCTCTTTCCTTCTTTTTTAGCTCATCATCTTCGGTATATGGCGATAATTCGATGTCCCTATAGAACCCACCTGCCTGATATTTACGCACATCGTTCATACTCATGCGTACTACATGGGTAATTCTGGATGCTGACGCTAAATCAGTAGCATTATAGGGCACCACTAGGTCATCTGCGGGTACGAAACGAGAAACTGCACGATCTAAAATGTCGTCAAAGTATACTTTTTTGAAAGCACTACCCGCCAGTGGTAGATAAAACAATAATCTATCCATCTCTGGGTCGTATTCGTCCATAACATGAACTATCTGATAGTTCATAAAATCTTGAATTCGCTGAGACTGAGCTACCGTTTGTGGGGTAGACGTTCCAATCACTTGCGTTCTCACGGGGCCAGAACTTGGTAGCAGTTCTTTGTACGCTTGTGCCTGAAATTGAGTAACAGCCTCAGCGATCAGGGGATGGGTGACACCACTAGAACCTCTAAATGGTTCTTCTCTCTCTTCATACTTTATACCTAATAAGTCTAAACCATCGGTATAAGCATCTTGCCATTCTTGGCGACCTGACGAATCTTCTTCATAAAAACCAATAAGCTCATTTGCAATATCAGTTAACTCTTTTTCGTCTATCAGCTCCGCAAGGTTCGCATCAAAATCAGTAAGTAATTCTTGCGTTAACTCTTCAGTGATATCTTGTCCTTCTATAATTACGCGAGGTAATTCATTTGGATCTTCTTCGATCTCACCCTCTTCTTCCTCAACAATAATATCCTGATCTTCTTCGTCCATAATCGGCTGCCCCATAGGAGGCATCGATTTGTCCATCATTGATTCTGCCATCTTACTTTGTTAACCCCTTAGATTTTTCATAAGTACGGAGTGACCCTAACCCTAATAAACCACCTAATACCGTCATCAAACTCGCCATATCAAATTCTGGTAACTGAGGAACTTCCGCACCAAATAACGTAACTACAAATATAATAATAGGTTGTATCACAAAATGGTAGGCAAATGCTACCCCACATACCCAACCAATGAACGGTCGCCACGAACTTTTGAAAAACTGTGGACTAGCTGCTTCAATTTTATTTACCTCTATCTGCGCCATGGCAACGTCATGTGCCTGCTTTTCAGCCATAGTTGCTATCTCATGCGCTAACTTAGCTTTCTGATCTTTATCTTCAATAAATTTATCTAATAATCCTGTAACTGGACCTATAAGTGCTGTCAACATCAGTAATATACCCTCGGTGCTAATTTATAATCAGTTATCTCTTCCGCTTCATCATGGTTCAAACGTAAGAACCCACCTTTACGAAAACGTATCAACGCCATCGACATTGAATCGCAAAAGTCATCATGCTCACCATAAGGAAAAGCTGCACACTCCTCAATCAAATCTTCCGCAAACTTCTTCTCTGGTGCCCACACTTTGCCACTCTCAAATATCGGTGCGACCATGTGCATCCTCGTTACCTTATCACGACCTTTGCTCGGTGTATAATTTACTACAGGAATACCCATATTTCGTAACTCGTCCGTTAACGGTGTACCAGTAGCCTTCGCCTCTATCAACACCATATCAGGATCCCAGTAATTATACTCCTCTAACGCAGTCTCTTTTAGTTCGGGAAAGTTCCAACGACCCCTCTGTGCATCTAATAAAATAATATGGTCTGCACCACCCTCTTCAGGTTGAAATATACCCCAAGTAGTTATCGCACTATAGTCTGCCGTCTCCTTCTTACTAAATGCCGTATCATAACTTTGCATAATATAATCTACAGGCGGTATCTGCTCTTTCTCCCAAATGTTCCACCATTCACGTTTAATGATCGCTGATTCTT